GCCTCCGCCTAGTCCAAAAGAAAAGTTTTGGCCAAAATAGGAAGCTGTAGCAGATGTATTAGTAGTTCCACCAAACCTTGCATCATTTGCAACATTGGTAGCTGTTGATACCTGAATCTCAAACACAACATCCGGATCATCTATCACATAAGCCTTAATCTTACTTCCGGCTAGTACCTGCGTAGAGGCCGGCCAGTAAGGAGCTTGTACTAGCTTTCCAGTACTGTCGGTATATTCACATGATTGAAACACACCAAGAACAGAAGAATTGTTATTGCCAGTTGCTGCATCATTATTAAATGCATACCGAGCTATCGTAGCTACTCCTGAAATAGTGCTAGCAGCTTCGGTATTCCACATAACTGGATCACCATTAAATAGGCTGGTTCCATAAGTAGTAGCACCATCTACACTTGCATTTATAAAATATTGATTCGTCTTCTCGGTCCAAGAACCTCCGCTGATAGACGAAATAGGTCTTAAACCAAAAGGAGCATTGACGCCATACGCCATAATCTTTCCTCGTATTTATATTATTTTTAAAATTAAAATTACTTTAAGAATCTTTAAGGCAAGATACCAACAACCAAAGATACGATTTTAGAAGGTTCGTAGAACCTAAAATAGCGAAGAAATCTTTAATGGTGAGATTTAAAAACCAAATTCAACGTTTTTATGTCTCGTTTGACGTGTGCTTTTTAAGGGAAAAAGCTATAAAACCAAGAGTACGATTTATAGTTTCGTAGAAACTAACCTGATGTTATTTCAGATAATAATCTTATTATAACACATTTTTACTAATAATGAAATTAAGAAGTTGTATTCTTATTTCATTATTATTATAGTTTCTAATCTTTTTAAGCTTGGGACTTTTATTAACAACTTTTATAAATTACATTAAGTTATGCGCTGTAGAAAAAACTTTGCACCTATTATAATCACCTATTTTATTATAGCTACCTGCACTATATGCATTATTTCAATGATTTTAATTCATAAAGTAAATATCTAAATTAGAATTTTGCCTAGTTATTTTAATTAGACATAACCACCACAGTAACACCATCAGGAAAACTTTGCACAAACTCCCCACTTGCATCGAGTATGGCTATAGTTGCTGATGTAGTTTCTCTAACTGTAAAAAAAGCATGATATACTGGCGGGGGCAATGCGCTACCATTACTACCCAGCGTTATCATAACTCCGTAGTTAATTGAAGACATTGGGCTAGTAAACGTTATAACGTACCTGCCGTTACTTCCAGTTATACTTGCAATATTCTCAGATGCTTGATTGACAATAGTATTACTACCTCCTGTTACAGTATCTGTAAATACGCACCACGCAGATGGCATTAATGGATTACTGAATTTGCCATTGACAGTTAAATCATTAACATTGGCAATATTATTATTGGTATCTATCGTCACACCATTAAAGTTCAGCTTGCCAGTGCCATTTGTTACCATATCAATATTACCATTTGCAATATTAGAGGTAATAATAGACCCGCTCATAGTAACATCACCAACCTCAAGAGAGCTAAGTCCTATTACTATATTATTTAAGTTTATAACTGGCTCTCCTGATATACCGCTTGCATTAGTAATGACAATATTCTCCCCTGCAACTAGTTCTACAGTACCAAAAGTAAGTGGTGCTGTTGTCTTTATTACTGGGAAAGATGTGCTATTGATATTATTAAAATTGGTAAGGGATGTTGGAAGAGTAAAATCTATAACCCCACCTGGTGGCACTATATTCCCATTAGTAATATTTATTGAATTATTACCACTTGTAGCAGTAATTGCAGTAATAGCTGATTGCCCCGCTCCAAAAGGTATAACTGACCATATACCATTATTTGTTGTATTATCAGTTAAGTTTATAAATTTAACCTCACCACCAGCAATAGTTGCAAGTTCAGTTATCCCATCATGTTTAAATAATTTAAAAGAATGTATACTGATATTATTGACTAGAAAATTAGTGCCATTACCAACTAAACTAGCATCAGGTAATGTAATAGACCAACCATCTTGGTCAGGCTCTATATCCATTATATCAGTCATAGTCTTTTCTCCTGATGGAGTATAAAACGGCCAATATAAAGTAATATTGCTTATTAATAATATTTTTTGATAACTTGAATCTGAAGGTAATATTGCCATAGTTAAAAACTGTCTATTGAAGTTGTACTGGTATGAGACATGTTGTCAACATCATTACTAACACCACGTAACGATTTAATTTTATTTCTATTAATAGCATCTAACCTTACTCTTTCTCTATCTGAGTAAACAGAAGGTCTTTCCATTAAAACTACATCTTTATAACAAATATATTGCTTAGATAATGGATTACGTCCCAGAGGGTCAAAGGCAATATTTGGGCTTCTATCTACTGGCACTAAAGTCCAGCCTTTAGCTGCCATTTCATCGATACGATAATTTTCTTCACCTTTTATAGAGGTATTAACCCATCTATAAGAATAACCATCTTTTTTTATACTATCAGGTACATCAAGTGGACTAATATAGTCCATATCATAATCATTGCGCATTGTATGTGATCTAAGGTCTGCTTCTCTAGTTGAAGATGTTCTTGATTCTGAATCCCTAGTGTTATGAGACCTTTGTTCTGATTCTCTACTAGATATAACTTTATTTTTTGTCATAATTTATGCTCTCTTTTTTTGTTTATTTAATTCTTCAATTTTATATTTAAGCCAATCTTCTTCAGAAATACCTGCATTAGAAGCCATACGTTTCTCATCGGCAGTTAATATTATTTTCTGGGTATTTCTTCCTTGACTACTTCCATGTGATTGATAAGACTTCTTAACTCCTGCAACATTATCAGCAGAAGCTGGTGGGGTATTTGTTTTAACTATTGGCTTTCTTATACTATCAATATGATTATCAATTGCTTCAAAATAAGCGTCTGAGAAATAATGTTCTGACTGACCACTATCTGCAATATTGCGATCTAATGCATTTATATAGTTTCCTACTTTTTGTGCAAAAGTAGTATCGTAATTACCTGAAGCTGGATTAAGTTCTGGATGCGATTCAAGCCAATCTTTAACCATTTCCTGCTGGGCAAGAGAAATATTATGCGTATTCTTGTTATTTTGAACATTATCTTCAGTTTTACTTTGAGTATTAGACTGTGAATTCCATCTCTCTACTTCATCAACAGCATTAGCTGCTCTTACAAGAGCAATATCAGCTTCTGTTAAAGCATCAATATCACCTTCTTCAATAGCTTTCTTTTTTAGAAGTTTAGCTTTTTCCAAGTCAGAATAAGCATTCTGACCATAATGATAATTACCAACTTCTAAAGCTTTATCACGTTGAGCCCTTAATTCCTCTAATTCAGCAGCAAGCTTATCTCTTTCAGCAAGAACCTTATATTTTTCCCTACGCTCTTTCCAGAACTTCTTTTCTTTTTGCTTTTTAGTTTCAGGTTTAGAAATAACTTCCGACTCTTCTTCATCAGGAGTCTCTTCAATTTCCGCTGGCTCTTTCTGATCTATATCAGTAATATCTTCAGAATTGTCTTCATTACTATCAACAACTTTTTCCTGTTCTAATTCTTCTTTTTCTTCTACAGTAGTATCAGGCTCTGGATTAGATTCATTACTTAATTTATTTATTTCATCCATTGCCTTTTGTAATTCCTCTAAGCCGCTTGTATCTTCAGTATGAGCGGCAGAAGTTTCTTGAGCTAAATTTTCATTCATAATTTTCTCTTCCTATTTTGAAATATTTGGAATGTCATTAACTGGGTCTTCTAAAACACCACTTATGACATCGTCGTTTAGAATATAAACTGGCATTCCTTTAAAACTGATTTGATATCCTGCATGACGGGGGAAATACACCCAATCACCAATTTTACACCAAGGGCCTGTATTCTTATATCTGACTTCATCCTTGTAAGCCCCGTCAGACATTGCAACTACTAAACCAACAAAGTTTCTATATTTTTGCTCCTCGTTATAGCTATCTGGCATATATAGATTGCCAACTTTTTGTGGCTGTGTATATAATCTAACAGCTAGGCTCCAACCAGTTGGTCTAATATTCTTAAACTTAGCTATTTCTCCATCCTTATCAAAAGTTTTTAAATCAATGCCAATATCTTCTTTAATTTTATTCTTCATTGTCATACCTTTTAAACGTATATTTACAAATATCTATAGCATCCGAGAGGCCCTTTACTCTACCTGCAAGAAACTTATAATCAGCAAAGTCTTCTACTTGACCCTGAGAAATCATTTTTTCTAGATTGCTTTTTTCTTCCCGCATTTCCTGCATTAATCTTTCAAACAACATCTATTTATTCTTACAACCTCTTTTTTGCTTTGAAGCAGGAAGTGGTGCGCCGCTTTTAGTAGCCTGTTTATGCCTTATTTTTGCAACTCCACCTGCTGCGTAATTACTTTTTGCTGTCTTTGTTTTGCAAGAAGAACCAGATTTGCTAGATTTTTTTACATGCCCACCATGTCCATATTCTTCTTTTTTTACATGACCACCTTTTTTAAAAGGACGTATTTTTTCTTTATCAGCAGCAGAAGCAGACATATACACATCTTTTGCAGTTCCTGGATGATTCATTAGTTTATCTGCTAATTCTCTCATAGCATCTTTCTTTCCTTGAAAACCAGCTCTCATATTTTTATCCATATTATTTTCCTCTAAAGTTTATTGATTGGATGATTTTTTAAGTTCAGTTTCAGCCTTTAACTCGGCTATATCTTCATTAGACTCAATCTTGGTTTTTTCTTTTTCAAAATCTAATTGAGTCTTGAATGTATCAAATTCCAGCTTCTTATCTGCCATACGCTCTTTTGCCTTTACCTCTTCTTCTTTCTGTCTGATATCAGCTAAAATAAGCTCATTAGGGTCAATAGGACCTTGAGTGCTATTAGAAGCCTCTCCTGAAGCATCTAGTCCACCAGCAGCAGCTAGAGCTATAGCATTCTGAATGTCTGGGTTTTGTATTTCCTCAAGTGATGGTAATTCACTACCTATCATTTGCTGCATCTTAATCAAATACTCATATGCTTCATGTTCGGTAATATGAGCCATAATTTGCGCTTGTAACTCTGGATGCTGCTCTGCAAATGTTCCATGTACCATTTTATGAGCAGCATGGTCTTGCCACATAGCAGCAGAAACACTTTTACCCATTAGAATATTGATATTCTCAGTTATAGGGTCGAGTGGCGGCACTTCTTGCTCCTCATCTGCTGGCAATATCTTATCTATTTCCTCAGATGATAAACCTTGAGCTTCATAATTAATACGCAGCACTTCTTTCATATTATGCATATCAGGGGCAATCTCTGCTGTTCGCAAAACTTCTTGAGCCTTAATAATTTTCTGTATCTTAGAATTTGTTGATGGGTCTGAAACAGGTATTATTTTTACTTCATCAATAAAATCTTCCAATGAAATAACAGAATTACTATTACCAAAGCTAAATTCTTCGTACTCTAAAGTATCTCTAAACAGCTTTTCTATTAGCTGTAATTCATAACTTAAAGAATGATGGATAGACCGAAGTACCGCTGATTGAATGCGATTATTGGTCTCAAGGGCAGCAAGCATTGTACCAGTTGGTATATCTTCTTTAGAATCTAGCATACCAAGCTCTGATGTAGACCCTAATTCTCTACACTGATCTACTATCTCAAGACGCAACTCTCTTAGAGTTTGAGATGGCTCTGAATATGGTAGAGGCATAAAGGCTTCTGATAGAGGCACTCCACCTGTATCGATTTCAACAAATTCACCTGGACCTACTATTAAATCATTATTTTGCTGCTTAAAACCTTTTGTTCTAAGTCCTCCAGGTAAGTTCTTAAATGAGCCTGCGTCTACTAACTGCCGCAGTAATTTAGTTAACGTAATAGCATTTGAACCAAGCAAATGAGCAAGGCCAATACCATATACGCCAAAGCCTGGTAGGTAATTATACTGAACAAAATAATTAGTGCGTTTTCTCTCCTCGTCCTGCTCATCCCAGTTACGCCTAATAGCTAGTATTTCTTTTGATATCTTATCTATAGTTACTACATAAGGAAGAGGTACTTCCGTGATGTTTTTACTATCACTACTATCAGTAAAATCCTCTAAATTAAGATAAGTGTGCACCTCATAGATAGCAAATAATGACTGCTTAGTATAAGCACTTAAATCTATTCCATCTTTTTTCTTAGAATCCGTATCATCATCTTCATCATTTGTATCAAGACCTTTTAAGTAGGGAAGTTCGCAGTCTCTGTATATTCCGCTTTGTTGCTTTAAGATGATTTCCCTTTTAGATAAATGTAGTATATGTGTCAAACGTTCTGACTCTAGAACAGAAGTACAATCGCCATCAATAACAAAATCTTCAGGCATTATAAATCTACTTATTGGCTTATTTGAAAGCTTATCGTAATAGACCTTCTTAAAGCCACTACCATATAACCCTAGGTAAAGCAGGAAACGCTCAAAGTCAGAATAATAAGCATAATCTTTTACTGTTAGAAAATAATTGAGCCAGTTACGAATCAACTCACCTTTTTTCTCTAACTCCTCGCTAACTTCTCCCTGTATCTTAAAACCAGCGGGTCCTGATTGCGGTAGTAGTTCTGCTCTAGTTGTCGCATAGAATCTAATAAGGGCAGTAGAGAGCGTTGTATCAAAGGTTCTAGTACTCTGGGCAAATGGTATATCTTTTAAGTCCTCCAAAGAAAAGCCAAGATATTCTTTTACCTTCTGTACAGATGTAAGCCAATCTTTTCTAGCTTCTATGTCTTCATCTATCTGCTCTAAAAGATAGGTAGATAATTTATGTCTGCTACTATCAGTCATATCTTCTGCTAGATTAGCATAGAAACTATTGTCACTATTTTGCTCTGGCTCAGACTCACCAACTTCATAAATAGTAGAGCCGTCTTCTAATTCTTCGACAGGCGTTATATTCTCTGTTAAAATTTCCATGTAAGTAAATATTCTTATTCACTATTATAACACAGGTAAAAAATGACAGAAAAATCCTATATCGAAGAGCTTATTACTAGAATCAACAACTCCTCTGAATTTTTTGTTATTGCAAAAGAAGCTGGATATCTTGTTGTTGGTACTGTTATGAATTTAAAACTTCGTGTTGAAAAATCAGGCAATATTTTCCAACCATTTGGCAAAAATATTGATAAACATTTACCTATTTATTTCCCAGTAATTACTGATGCAAGAAGTGCTAATTCTTCTGAAATTATTAGCGCATTTAAGGAGTTTGAAATACCAATACTGTATTTAAATAAACGCCAGATAAAGATGAGTGAATATGAGATTGAAGATATGTTATATGAATATTTTAAGGAAACTTTTGATTAATACACTTTCTTAGGTTTATGATAATCAGGAGGCTCTGGTCTGTCATCTTTAGGATTTAATATGAATTGACCGCTTTTTAGCTTAAGCAAGCACTGAGTCATAGTATCTACCAAGTCTCTTGAGGTGCTATTAGGAAACATTGCTACTTCTTCCAAAAACTCATCTGCATAAGGGCGCAAAGAATTATATTTAGGATGCATGGCTGGTAGCCAAACTCTACCGCCTTCAATAAGCGGAGTTACTAATCTCACTCTTTGAATCTTATCGCCATATTTACCTGGATCAAATGCTACTGCTCTAATTCCACCTGCTGCTAAATCTTGAATAAGTGGGTCACCTGATGCTTTAGCTTCTACTAAACATAAATCAGGTTGGCGGCCTTTAAACTTAGGATTACGTTCTTTGCCGTCATCTCTATAGTCGAAATATAATCGTTTAGCCATCTCTCTAAGCTCTGGATACTCAACTCGCCCACGCCACATGCCAAGTAATATTAAATGCTCTATATAATTATGGTCTAAGAATACTCCCCAAGTAGTACAGGCTGAGTATGCTGACATTTCATTGGCAGTAAGTGCAGTATCCCAGCTTTGTACAATAAATTGTATTTCAGGAGGAGTTTCTTCTTTCCACCATCTAAACCATGACTTTTGAATTATTCCACCCTCTTCTGGTGCTGGTCTTTGTTGATACTGCCCAGCATAACCATACGAGCCTAATCTGTGTTTATATTGTTTGATTTCTTCAGAAGAAAATCTTTGCTCGCATAGTAGCTCACCTTCTTCTTCTCTTGGGTCCTGCCAAACTTTGCCGTTAGTCGATGGTAGAACTACAGTTTGCGCTTTGCGAACATACTCATAT